CTGGATCATACGTGCGTTGGCGCACAGCGATGTTGCTGACAAAATAAGGTTCTTGCATTCTAGGACGATCATAGTCCAAGCCTGTGATGTAGAATGTCATCAACGGAGTTGACGGCAAACTGTTGCGTGAGTTGTCTTGCAATATGGTTTGGGCATTGCGACTGGCATCACCATAACGAATTGGTACTCGTAACAGTGCAGGAGTATCCGTACCTTCTTCGCGACCGTATTCCACTTGAAATCCTGAAAAGATTCTAGTGAATTGTAGTAAGAATCTGCGTATCTGCTCGTCGTAAAAAAACTGTTGCATTAAATCTCTCTTTATTTGAACCCGCCGTCGTCGCCGTTGTCGGCTCGTGGTTTGAGAATTTCGCTAAGACTTTGCCGACTTGGAATGCGCCCTAGATCTGTGGTCAAAACGGTGTTAGTGTTATTTACAAAGCCTGAACGCAGGGTTTCATTTAATGGACCGTTGTTGAGATCAGTTCTAACTCGGTCTTCGATCTTGACCCAGCGAGCGCCATCATATCTAAACAAACGATTGGGTTTGTAGTCCAGACGCAAACAGTAGTCGCCACTGACTGGATTGAGAGGAAAACTCACACTAGGAGTCACTGGCAATCCATTGGGAGCCATGCCGTCGCCCACCAAATAGCCCATGACGTAGCCAAGATCTTTGGGAGTTACTGATGCCCCACCTTGTGTGCCGTCTGTAGTGACAGTTTGATCAGCAGTAAGCGAATCAGGATTGGCAGGCTCACCGTCTTGAGTAGGCACAATGTAAAACTTGTCAATGTCATAGCCCGACAGCGGCACTTCAATATCGGCTTGTGTGAGAATTGCATCATTGAGTTCGGTGTCTTTGGTGCGAGTGCCCTGGACGTCACTGATGGTGTTAGGAGTATACTCTCTCCAAAATGTTGTATTGGTGATTTCTGTGCCCGCTGGCACATTTCTTATGGATTGGTAGTACACATCACCAGAGTTGACCACTGACCCTGTGGGATAAAAATCGCCCGGATCCCAAATGTATTCGGCCACAAACGGCTTGTTGGTTATTGAGTTGTACTCTTGAGCATCGGTTAAGGGCGTGGCCTTAACACGCCAGGTATGTGGTAACCAAGTCTGACTCATGCCTTCAGTGGCAAAATCAGCATCTTGTACCACATAGTATTTTGGCAAGCCACGCGGCAAGTTTGGATTGAGTGGATGAAAATCTTTAAGGTTGGGCAGTTCTAAAACGTCGCCAGTCATGAGTTTGCGTCCAAATGTGTCTATCATGTTATTGTAGTGAAACGTGATAAACAGGGTGTCGTTGTTTAAAAACAAACCAAACTGTGTTAGATCAAAGTCAATATCTTGATGGTTGTATACTCCACGCATGATATACACGTCGGGTGCATAGATTCTATCACGGTTTTCTAGCAACAGCAAGTCCTGAATGTTCATTGGACTGAGTTCATCATAGATAGGTTGGGTGGCGTCAAAATTGCCGCTGAATGCCGAATCCTCACCTCCAGTTTCTGGGCCCAAAAACTTATGAACATACACATCCATGCCACCCACGGTGTACATCTCAGAGATAGTGCGATCCAAAAACTGGTAATCACGGGTACGATTTGGGCGGTATAAACTTAGGCGTGGCATAGTGTATATTTATGGGCTGGTTGACCAAATATTCTAAACCTGCTACAATTTGGGCATGAAAGTAGTTCGACTGGATCGCAGATTCAAGCAATACAAAAACCACGGGCATGTGATTGCTGTGCGATGTAAATCATGGCTTGAGGAAGGCGTTCCTCTTGAAAAAATATGCGATACCAAACTGGGAGCCCGAGGCTACATGCCCGACAATGACTGGCATTCATATTTTGGCAAAGTCAACGGGCGCGGCCTACGTCCGTTTTGGATCACATTCCGCCGGGAATCAGATCTTACTTTAGTACTACTTTCTGCCAACTTGACCAAATAATCACTATCTGCTATAATACACACTTGTTCACTACAGGAGTCCGTATGCAAAAGGCAGCAAATTTTGTTGCAAAGTACTCTACTGCCAACAAGTCCAAAGCAGTTGTGCCCTATGACCTAATAAAAGCCACAGAAAAATGGGTGGAATACAGCCTGGACATTGTTGACATGAATCGTATTTTGATGAAGTCAGACTTTGACACCAAATGGCGGCTGATGGAGGCTCTTGATGTTGCAGAGCGCAAACGAAAGTACATGTACAACCACAAAAACTTCAAACTCAAACGTGCCACGGAATTGTTTGAACTGTGCCGAGATTTAACTGTAAAATAAGTAAGGACACACATGAGCACCACATTCAAAATTAAACTGCTAAACCCCCGCAGTTCCGACACCAACATTCTTGGGATGGAGCCAACTTGGCAAGTCCAACCCACTGAGTATCGCATCACAGCATTGAGCAAAGCGTTCACCTGGTACAATTATTTTTACGGCAAAAAAGATGCCCGTGACATGATTGTGAATTATTTGGAAACACATGGTCGAAAGGCCGATGTGCGACTGCTCAAAGGCATTCCTGACTCGGCCATCCGCTTGACCACAGGCTGGTTGTGCCGCATGACCATGCTGGGCCTGGAGTTGAACGACAGCGAACAGGCTAGATTACAAAGCCAATTGAGAGAAATACTGGACAGCAAACAAAACACAGTGGAAGAAGCCCCAGAAGAACCAGTGGCGCCCAAGATCACAATTCAAGATCGTCTGCGTGAAAAAGCCAACGAGTGCGACGGTGAGCTAGAGGGCTTGTTTGACGAGTTCTTGTTGAGTGGTGCCAAGATGACCGCAGACTTCAAGCCTGTGGTGATCATGCGTGGATTGAACATAGCGCCACAAATGGTCAGTCAAATTTCTGACAACTGGAAACGCAAACTGTCAGAGTTTGAACGTGTGGTAGAAGGTAAGGATGCACAACTGGTTGAGGGCTACAGTCATCTCTCCAAGATTCAAATGCGCAACGTAATCAAGTTCTGCGAAGCTGTGATCAACGACTGCGGTGCTTATGTACAGATCAAGAAAGTGGAACGCAAGCCACGCAAGGTCAAAGCAGTGCCACCCGAAAAACGTGCGGCTAAGTTTAAGATTCTGGCAGAATTTGCTGAACTCAAATTGAAATCATTACCGGCTGCAAGCCTTGTGGACAAGAGCGAAGCTTGGTTGTATGACACTAAAAAACGCAAATTGATTCACTTGGTAGCAGATGAATATGCCAAGGCCTTCACAGTCAAGAGCAACAGCATCATTGGTTTTTCTACAGCAGAAACCCTGCAAAAAACTGTGCGCAAACCACAGGACGTGGTCAAGGCCATGCAGGCCGCGGGCAAGCCAGCGGCACGTAAGATGTTTAAAGAGCTTACTACTACAGAAACTGCATGGAATGCTCGAGGTACTGAGAATTTGATTATACTCAAGTCTTGGTAATTTATAAATAGGTAATGCACGTCATTCCCAACAAGGTTGATTTTTATATCACCAATGTTTGTAATTTAACCTGCGATAATTGCAACAGATTTAACAACTACAAATTCACTGGATGGCAACGTTGGAGCGACTATGCTGACGTTTACAAACAGTGGAGCAAACAAGTCAAGCTCACTGCTATTACTATAATGGGCGGTGAGCCTTTTCTCAATCCCACGCTGGTAGATTGGGTACAAGGACTAAACAAGACATTTAACACTAGTGTTCAAATTCTAACCAATGGCACAAGATTCAAACACATGCCTGAATTGTACCCCTTGTTGAAATATGTTGACAGCAACGGAGTGATGAATCACATTGGAGTTAGCTTACACAATCTTGAAGAACTTGAAACCTTAAAACAAGACATCTGTAATTTTTTACAAGGGCCAGTTAAAGAAACTTCAATAACTGATTCAGACAATTGGGACGGGTGGTCTTTTGTTGATGTAAATGGTGTAACAGTAAGAGTGTTTATCAAGGATGAGTTTGGTCCTTCAGCCCTTCGCGTAGACTATCGAAAACAATTAACTATACACCGAAGCGATCCCAATTTGGCGCATCAGGCATGCGGCTTTGTAAAGTGGAAAAGTTATCATTTTGTCAAAGGCAAACTTTACAAATGTGCCCCAGTTGCATTATTACCAGAATTTGATAGACAACATCCGTTGCCGTTGTGGCCTGGCGAAAGAGAAATATTAGGTTCGTACAAACCACTGACTGTAGAAAACTACGATGAGTATTCTAAACAGTTTTGGGAAACACTTGATGATCCGGTGCCGCAGTGCCAATTTTGTCCAGTACATGTGACTGTTCAAAAAATATTTCCAATTAGAAAAAGATCATTCAATGATTGATGATGTGTATCAAGGCGAGGCATACATTAAATCTAGTTGCCTTCAGCGTGAGCAAAACGTTGCGGCACTGCTTCAAGACCTAATAGGCAACCTTGGGTACAAACAAATTGACGACGCTAAAGTTTGTTGGCAAGCTGGCTTGCACAATGCAGTTGTAAGATTAGGAGACGACTTTAACACCTGCTACTCAGTGTTGACATTAAAAAACTCCAACCAACGGTTTCCAGAAAACACAGTTGTTATAACTGACAACAAAGTTTTATCTACCCCTGACTGTACTGTGTGTAAGTTGCCTGACAGCTACTGGGGAATTTTTTATTATCAACCCAACGGGGAATTTCTGCCCCAAAAAAATCTTCATCTAAGTATAAACCGTGGAGATTCTCAACGTCAGGCAATTCTCAAAGAGTTTGTTAATGTTCGTGGAATCACTGAACAAGATTACCTGAACTACAATGCAGGCAGTACCAGTGACAGTCCAATTTTAAATCGCATGGTAAGTTTTGAAACAGCAAATTTGCAGAGTTGGGTTAATCTTGTAGTTGAAACCTATGCTGGTGACGACACCATAACGTTTAGTGAAAAAACTTTTAGAGCATTGCAAACGCCAGCCCCTTGGATGTTGTATGCTTGCAGAACTACAATCAGTTACTTGAAATCGTTGGGGTTTGATGTACTAGATGATGTAATAGATCATGGATATGAAAATACCTATCAAACAGGAGTCAACGGGGCTGATAAAATTCAAGACTGGCTAAAATATGCAGTTCAAAATTTAAGACACGCTAGATCATATCCCAATTTGGCTGTTCGATGCCAGCAAGCTGCCATACACAATCAACAATTACTTGCAGCCTGGCAAAAACGCTGGCCCTTGGATTTTTCTACCTGGCTGCCCTCTGCGATCAATGCGCTAAATATGCAACTACAGGATTAAATCATGGCAGAACAGCAAGACACATTATCTCAACTCAAGCAAAATCTCAATGAGTATGTACAACTTCAGCTGGGTGCACAGATCATTGATCTGGAACTTGATCCCGAGCACTACGAAGCCGCGTATCAAAAAACCATTGGCACCTATCGTCAACGTGCCAATAATGCCTATGAGGAAAGTTACAGCTTCTTTTACTTGGTCAAAGACGAAAACGTTTACACACTGCCTCAAGAAGTCATCAGTGTGCGACAGTGTTTTCGTAGAACGTTTGGTGATGCCACAGGCCCATACGCAAGTAATTTTGATCCGTTCAGCCAGGCCAGCTTGAATGTTTATTTGATGAACTTCAACGTGTCTGGTGGCCTGGCCACTTACGACTTTTATTCACAGTATGTAGAACTGGCTGCTAGAATGTTTGGTGGGTACATGAACTACACCTACAATCCTGTCACAAAGAAGTTGCAGTTGATTCGTGATCCCAAAAACACCGGAGAAGCTGTGTTGCTATGGACTTACAACTTGAAACCAGAAATCAACTTGCTCAGCGATTTCCAAATCCAACAATGGATCAAGGACTACATGGTAGCCAACTGCAAGATGATCATTGGTGAAGCACGTGAGAAGTTTGGGCAAATTGCAGGCCCACAAGGCGGCGGTACCCTAAATGGCACTGCCATGAAAGCCGAAGCCAAAGAAGCCATGGCTGATCTCATTGGTCAATTGGTAAACTATGTGGATGCCAGCCAGCCATTAACTTGGGTAATTGGTTAATTGACAACGTCACAGTGACCTGCTATAATACAGCATGGACTTGATGATTGACATGGAAGGCCTTGCTACAGGCCCTGAAACTTGTATTCTCACTATTGCCGCACAAGGTTTTGATCCTCTTGGCGATGGCTACTACCCTGACAAGTTTTACTATGCCAGGGTTGATCTTGAAAGCCAACCCAATCGTAAAATTGAACAAGGCACCATAGAGTGGTGGGCCACACAAAAAGAAGCACAAGCAGAAGCCTTTGCTGAAGAAGGTCGTATACCTTTGGACGAGGCACTGGACGGATTAGGTAAACTGATTTGGCACTCCAAGCGTATCTGGGCCCAAGGTCCCACGTACGACATGACCATCTTGGAGCATGCTTACAAAAGCTACAACAAACCCATTCCCTGGCAGTACTACTCAGTGCGGGACAGTCGCACAGTGTTTGGGTTGTGGCCAGGCTTAGAAAAGCCCCCTACAAGCCATCATGCATTAGAAGATTGCCGCAGACAAATTGGCCTGTTGCAAGACACACTTAAATACTTCAAAATAAAGGAACTGGCATGATCATTGGCATCTGTGGATTCATTGGCTCGGGCAAGGACACCATTGCAGATTACCTAGTTAATTTGCATCACTTTCGTAGAGAAAGTTTTGCCAACAGCCTTAAAGATGCTGTAGCACAGGTGTTTGGGTGGGACAGAACCATGCTGGAAGGCCGCACCAAACAGGCCCGCGAGTGGCGTGAAGTACGTGATGAGTGGTGGAGCAATCGATTGGGCTTAAATATTACCCCGCGTTGGGTGCTACAGCAGTGGGGCACAGAAGTATGTCGTCGTGGGTTTCATGATGACATCTGGATTGCTGCACTAGAAAACAAGTTACGCAACAGTCAAGATGATGTGGTGATCAGTGACTGCCGCTTCCCCAATGAAATTACTGCCATTAGAGCAGCCGGGGGCAAAGTCATTAGGGTAGTGCGTGGGCCTGAACCTGATTGGTATCAAGATGCTGTGAATGTCAACGAAGGTCGGGGTAACATGAGTTGGATGATCAGTCGTGAGCGACTAAAAACTCTAAAAATTCATGCATCAGAAACTGCTTGGGTAGGCACAAAATTTGATTTAGTATTAGACAACAATGGTACGCTGGATCACCTATACCAACAAGTCAAGCAGTTGGCTACTGGTCAGGCTCAAGATCACCCGGCAGCCAAGTAGAGTCATATCTGTGTAGGTCAGCTACACAATTCAAACACACTGTTTTTAAGTTCCTTAACTCACAGTTGTCAAGATTACCGTCTACATGAAACACCAATAACTGACTGTGGTGTCTTGCTTTAAACCCACATCGATCACATGTGGGTTTTTTCTTGTAGCCTGCTGCTTCCCATCTTGGCACACGCCGTTTGATTCCTTTGCCCTTGCGTAAACATGTTTCGCATCTTGATCGGTAATGCACACGATCTTCTTTGATATAATTAATAGCACACAGACGTTGGTTGCAGGCTTGACATACTGGTCTTTTCATGCTGTATTTATAGTGGACCTTTGCCAAAGGGCGTCGTAAAGCACTGTTTTTGCCGGTTGCCAATAAATATTAGAACTTGAAAAGGACCCCACTATGGCTCTAGTATCTCCAGGCGTAGAAGTAACAGTAATTGACGAGAGTCAATACATTCCTTCAGCTGTTAACACAGTCCCGTATTTTGTAATTGCCACTGCTCAGAACAAAGTTTCTGGCGACGGTATTACTGTTGCTGCCGGCACCACCGCAGCCAACGCCAACAAAACATATCTAATCACCAGTCAACGAGACTTGGTTGCCACATTTGGCGTACCATTCTTTTACAACACCACAACTGGTACACCAATCAATGGTTACGAGCTTAACGAATACGGTTTGTTGGCTGCATACTCAGCATTGGGTGTTACAAATCGTTGCTATGTTCAACGTGCTGACATTGATTTGACCGAACTCACCGCCAGTTTGAGTCGTCCTACTGGTGCTCCAGACGACGGCGCATATTGGATAGACACTAGTGTTTCTCAATGGGGACTGCAAGAGTGGAATCAAACTACCGGAACTTTCACTGTTAAAACACCATTGGTATTGACCAGTGCTGACGACATGACTGATTGGGACGGTGGTGATTTTACTCCAATACCAAGTCTTGGTAACATCGGCGATTATGCCATTACTATTCCCCCATACAATCCAGCTTCTTTAACACCTGATGATTACACTCACATCAATGGTTACTATAAAAATAGTGGAAACATTTGGGTATTGTTGGGCGACGAACCCTGGCAACAATCTTGGCCCACTATTACCGGTACCAATGCACCGTCTACCGCTAGCTTGAATGCTATTGCTGGTGCTCAAATGACCATTAATGATTCGGTTGTTACATTGCCTGCAGGTGGTGTATCAGCATTGGCATCAGCCATTAATGCTGCGGCCATTACTGGTATTACCGCAGCTGCCGTAGGCGGCAAACTGACAATCTATGCTGACCGTAATGCTACAAATGACGGTTCCTCACTGACTTACCCCATGGGCGTGGCCAGCATTGAGCCTTCTGGTGCACAAGGCGGCGCATTGTTTACTGCATTGGGATTGACATCTGGTGAATATTCAGCACCACTATTTTTATCTGCTTACAGTTATCAAGTTCCAAACTGGCGCACAACTGGACCAAATGGCGGTTCCCCAACTGGCTCTGTATGGAATAACGAAAGCGCCGCCAACAATGGTGTTAATATTGTGGTTAAGCGATACAGTGCTACATTGGCTGATTGGATCACACAAGATTGTCCAGTTTTTGCAAACGATGCTACAGCAAACTATATCCTTGATCCCAGTGGTGGTGGTAAAAATATTCCTGAAGGCACAATCATTGCCCAATCCAGTGCACAATTTTACTTAACTACTCCAGTTGATAACTTCAGTTATGTAATTTTGCAACGTGCAGCTTTTGGTGCCACCATAGTTACAGGCACTGAACAAAGTCCAACGTTTACTAGTGGCAACTCATTTAGCATTTTTGCATCTGAACCTGGGTCAACCACACTCAGCGGCACATCTGGTAATGCAGTATTAGCCGGTACAACTCCAGCTGCCTTCTGCGCAGCAGTTAGTGCAGCCAATGTGCCATATGTTTCAGCATCAGTCAACAGTGCTGGTAACATTGTGATCACACACAGTCAAGGCGGCAGTATTCTCTTGCAGAACGTTTTGGGAACACCAGTGACCTCAGCTGGCTTCACAGATGCAACACCTTTCTGCAGACCACCCAGCGGCACTACAAATGGTATTGTTCTCAGTAACTGGGTAACACAACCTGACTTTGAATACACTGCCAGCGACACAGCACCAGATCAAGATCCTGCTGATGGCCGTTTGTGGTATTACAGTTCAGTAGACGACTGTGACATCATGATCAATACTAGTTCTGGTTGGAGAGGTTACCAAAACGTCACCAATGATGTACGAGGATTTGATCTAAGTCTCACCAACGCCAGCGGACCTATCGTGGCACCCACAGCGCCTGCCAGTCAAAACAACTCAGCTCAAAGCGCATTGGTATATGGTGATTTGTGGATTGACTCAAGTGATTTAGAAAACTATCCTGTAATATATCGTTGGGAATCAGTTGATAACACAGATCAGTGGGTGTTGGTAGACACTACTGACCAAGTTACAGAAAATGGTGTGTTGTTTGCTGACGCACGTTGGGCTCCTAACGGAACAACTGACCCCATTGCTGATCCAATCCCAACCATTGTGAGCTTGTTGACTTCTAACTATTTGGATCTTGACGCTCCTGACTACACATTGTATCCACAAGGTATGCTGTTGTGGAATACTCGTCGCAATGGCTACAATGTCAAGAGTTTCCAAGTCAATTACTTTAACTCAACAACTTTCCCCGATGACACATTGCCCAGCGTCAAGAACACATGGCTCACTGCCAGTGGCAACAAAGACAATGGTAGCATGTACTCAGGCCGTCAAGCTCAGCGCAAGATGGTGGTAGCAGCCATGAAGAGTGGCATTGATACCAGCATTGCAGCTCGCGAAGAGCAAAATGGCTTTAACTTGGTTTCAACTCCTGCTTACCCAGAGTTGATTCCCAACATGATTGCTCTCAGCAATGAGCGTGGTAACACCTTGTTTGTAATTGGTGATACACCAATGCGTCTTGGTGCTGACGGCAACAGCTTGGTTGAGTGGGCTACAAACAACAATGGTCTTGGTACAGCAACAGAAGATGGTCAAGTGGCAACCAGCAACTACGCTGCAACATTCTATCCCAGCTGCCAGACTTCAGACCTCAGTGGCAACACAGTGGTAGCTCCTCCAAGTCACATGATGGTGCGCACAATCCTGCGCAGTGATGCAGTGAGTTATCCATGGTTGGCACCTGCTGGCACACGTCGCGGTGTAGTAGACAACGCTATAGCTATTGGATACATTGATTCTGCAACTGGTGAATTCCAGTCATTGAGCGTGGGCCAAGCTGTGCGTGACATCTTGTACGAGCGTAATGTAAACCCAATTACCTTTATTCCGGGTGTGGGTATTACCAACTTTGGTAACAAAACATCGACCACAACTACCACAGCACTGGATCGTATCAACGTTGCACGCTTGGTTGCATTCTTGCGTGGCAGACTAGAAGAAATTGGTAAATTGTTCTTGTTTGAACCCAATGATCAAATCACACGTAATGAAATCACCAACACTGTTGACAGTTTGATGATTGACTTGATTGCTAAACGAGCAATCTATGACTACTTGGTTGTTTGCGATTTGAGCAATAACACACCAGCACGTATTGATCGCAACGAGCTTTGGGTTGACATTGCTATTGAGCCAGTGAAAGCTGTGGAGTTTATCTACATTCCATTGCGTATTAAGAATACTGGTGAAATCTCTGGCGGAGCAGCCGGCTAAAAAAGGGTGGCTCAACCGGGCCATCTTTTTAGGTAAATAAACATATAGGAGATAACAAATGGCAAGTGCATCACTAAACAAAATGACAGTACCCTTGGCGAGCGACCAGAGCGCGACCTCGCAAGGCCTGTTGATGCCCAAACTCAAATATCGCTTTAGAGTGATGTTTGAAAACTTGGGAATTTCAAAGCCCACTACAGAAATGACCAAGCAGGTAATCAGTTTTACTCGACCCAACTTGAGTTTTGAAGAAATTTCTGTGCCTGTGTACAACAGCACAGTGAAACTGGCTGGCAAGCCCACATGGGCAGATGCCACCTGTGAAATTCGCGATGATGCCAGCGGCAAAGTTGCTAGTTTGGTTGGCGAACAGTTGCAAAAGCAAATGGACTTTTTGGAAATGGCTTCAGCTGCTTCTGGTATTGACTACAAGTTCTTGACCAAAGTTGAAGTACTTGACGGCGGCAACGGCGCAGTGGCCCCTATAGTTTTGGAGACCTGGGAACTGTATGGATGCTACCTCAAGAGTGCTGATTACGGCGCATTGAACTATGGTGAAAGTGCACCAGTCACAATTAACTTGACCATTGCTTATGACAATGCAAGCCAAGTTCCAAGTGCTACTGGACAAGCTACTGGCGTGGGCATTGCTATTGCCAACGCTTTGAGAACTGCTTCAGGTACTGTGACCGGCGCTGGCCAAAGCTAATAAGGATAACTTATGGCCAACGGTGGCGGCCCATTTGGTATTGGCAACCAGATACTCAAGGGCTTTATTGGCAATGATACCTTGCGTGATTACACTCACGCAAGTAAAACTTTTACCAGCAACAGTTATGAACTCAAGCCTAGGTACAAGTTTTTATATCATGTCAGCTTTACTATCAACACCAATGAAATTCCTTATCTCCGTGGGGTGTTTGGTAATAATGAAAGTGCTAAATTAAGTCTATTGGTCAAAACCATAGACCTTCCAAAGTTTCAAATTGCAACGGAAACACTTAACCAGTACAACCGCAAACGCATTATTCAGAAGAAAATTGATTACCAACCTGTGAACCTGGTGTTCCATGATGATGGCGGCGACAATGCCCGACGTCTTTGGTACTACTACTATTCCTACTACTACAAAGATCCCACACAACAATACTTGGCGCCAAACAACACCAACGGCAGTGTGGGTGCTAGTCAAAACCGCCAGGCTGGATTTGGATACAACACTAGAGATATCTACAGTGATGTGATGCAAGTCAAGGACTGGGGTTACAGTGGCGAGGCCTGGCAAGATGGTACCCCGGGTGCTGGTGCAAACAACACCGGCGGCAAGCCTCCATTTTTTAGTGACATTAGAATATATGGTCTTGACCAACGCAAGTTTGCAGAGTATGTGTTGATCAATCCAGTCATACAGTCTTGGAGCCATGATACCTATGATTACTCACAAGGTGGTGGCACCATGCAACACTCTGTGACCATTGCTTACGAAACTGTGAAGTATTACTCAGGTGCAGTGGGAGCATCTAGACCTGACACCAACGTTGAAGGATTTGCAGATCCATCACATTACGACACCACATTGAGTCCTATTTCAAGACCAGGTGGCAACTCAACTATTTTTGGCCAAGGCGGCTTGCTGGAGGCTGGTGTTGGTATTTTGGGTGATTTGCAAAGTGGCGGCCCTGGCGGTTTAATTGGTGCAGCGCAAAAGGCCATGAGAGTGGCCAACACATTCAAAGGCAAAAATCTTGCCAGCCTGGCCAAGAACGAAGCTTTGTCTTTGGGCGTTAACCAAATTATACAAGCCATACCTGGCGCCACTAGGCAAGTTATGAATCGAGCTGGTGGTGTGTTTATACCCACGCCACAGAAAACTCCGCAATCAGCATCGCCTCCGTTTAATCCTAACGAACCATGAGCACAGTAAACTACGCTAATACAAACATTGATCAAACTGTGAGAATTTTTGATCAATTCTATGAATATGATGTCAATGTACCTGCAGCCGAGTATGACATTGTAAACAGTTATTTCCGCAGTGTGATGACCACCACACAAGCAGCTGGCAACTTTACTGTGAGTTTGTTTAGAGTTGCTGAAGACACTGGAATACCTCCACTGTCTTTACTGAAAGAGTTCCAAGGTACTTCAGGGCTAAACTTAAACGTCAAGTTGGCTTACTATCTAAATCAAATTCGCAGTAGAGCCACATTGTTGGGAGTGGGCATATCAGTCACACCCAATGCCTATGCTGCTAGAAACATATTGCAATGAGCAAATGGGCACAGGGTTTTTATCAAATCATTAACTCAGAAAAGTACGTAGGCAACGGCGTACCCCGTTATCGCTCAGGGTGGGAACACAGCTTCATGCGTTTTTGCGATACCAATGACCACATTTTGCAGTGGGCCAGCGAAGCAGTACAAATACCCTACAGACATCCACTAACTGGCAAGCAAACAATTTACGTGCCAGACTTTCTCATTACCTATCGCACTCGGGGCAACACAGTCAAAGCAGAGTTGATTGAAATCAAGCCCAAAAAACAAAGTGTGTTGGAAAGCAAAATGAACAGCCGAGATCGAGCTGTGGTTGCCATCAACTATGCCAAATGGGACGCTGCCATGAAGTGGTGTCGCCGTCAAGGACTCACATTCAGAGTCATAACCGAAAACGATATGTTTCACAATGGCCGTGCGTAATACCATAAATATGGTATGACCCGCAAACTAGAAGAGCTGTTTGACTTACCTCCAACTGAACAAGAAATAGATGCTGCTGTGCCTGAATTGGCCAGCAACAGAGATACCATTGTGGCCCTTGATCAAGCCATAGACAAAATTGATTCAGCACTGCCTGCTGTGCGTGGCCTAGACGCCACTGACTCAGAAATGGATGAACTAGCTGACTTGGCCAAAGGCAGCTACAAGGATCTCATGGATCTTGGCATGCAGGTAGACAGCAGATTTGCTAGCGAAATATTTGGCGTGGCATCAAACATGCTAGGGCATGCAATTACAGCCAAAACAGCCAAGTTAGACAAAAAACTCAAGATGATTGATCTACAACTGAAAAAAGCCAGGCTAGATCAATCACAACCTGATGAAAAACCCACACAGCCTGGCACAGGACATGTGTTGAGTCGTAACGAACTGTTGGAACGTATTATTGGTGCTAACAACCAAAAAGCGCAAAAAGAATAAATATTGAACAGGAACCTGACATGAAACCATTTGCCAAATATCTAGCAGAAAGCGAGCGCACATACGATTATCGTATCAAGATGTGCGGTCGCATTCCAGATGGCCTTGTACGTGAACTCAAACAAAAGTTGAATCAATTTGATCCAGCCAAGTTGGGCGATGCCAAGACCACACCCATACAAAAAATTCTCACAGACTTTCCGAACAATCAGAATGATGCTGTGACAATGTTTGATGTGAGTTTTAAATATCCTGCTATTGAACCGCAGATCAAACAGTTGTTTCAAATGCTAGGTGGTGATCCCAATCTTATCGTCATGCAAACGCAAGCTCATGTTGATGGCTTGGTTGACGAAGCAGACAAGATTGAATCTGAAAACAAAGACCTGTTAGCAGACACAGACTACCCAGCACCTGATGCTGCTCAGCGAGCACTGAAAAAAGACTACTCAACTGGTCCGTATGATCATGCTGTGTTGAAAAATGCTTACCGTAGTGATTTTACCATTGCTGGAGAAAAGACTCCCCCTGCTAAAACTACAAATGAGATTCCCCAGGGCAACAAGAGCCCCATGACCAACATCAAGCGTCAACCCAAGCCTGCTACCGGCGCCAACCCAAGAGGATAATTGAAATGACATTTTTTTACAACTTAAACAAAAAGCTGGACGAGATCCGCGCCACTCCTGAACTCACTCACAAGCAGTTAAATGAACGTGACATGAGCCGTGCGGCCAAAGGCTATGAAAAGTACGGCAAAGAAGGTATGGAAGCCTTGGCCAAAGCTGGCCGTGAAGGCAAAGCATTAGACCCAATTCGCAACAAGTACGACAAGTATGACAACAAAGAAGTAGACGAAGGCATGGGCGACATGATGGCAACTGCTGGTGCTAAGTTAAAAGGTTTAAAAGCCAACATTACCAAGAATCCTGCTGATCGACAATCTGCGGTTGATGCTCACAGAGGGATCATGAAGAAAGAACTTTCAAAAGTTAAGCCTGGCGACCGTCCTGAACTTGGAGGCCCGTCAGAGCGTTATCGTAATGCACAGCACAGTATGGCTACGCATAAAATTGGTCTAGATAACAACATGGAAGAAGGCATGAGAGACATGGCCAAGAAAGTTGGCGGTATGGCCAAGAAAGTTGGCGGCGCTGTGTTGAACAAACTGGGCCACGGCGACGATGCTGACATGATGCGTGACTTGCAACGCAAGATGGGTGTGCCACAAACTGGTATGAAGCCAGGCGCCGAACCCAATCCCAAGCAAGTTAAAGAAAAAATGTCACCAACTAAGGCCAAAAGTTTTGCTGCACTTGCTGAGCCCAAAGACAAAATTACTTTTGCTGACAAGATTGCTGGTGCCAAAAAAGAAGTTGACGAAATGCTAGGCGATGTAGCCGCAGAAGCCATGAAGGGCGCACTGCGTGGCGGTCAAAAGAAATTGGACAAAAAT